AAACCGAATACACAGGCATAACAACGTCAATAACACCAAAGGCCACAGGGTCAAAAATATATTGCATGGTGAATATTGCTTGTGGAAACAATTACGCTGGGGGCATTTGGTATAGTTCAAGGCTGTATAGAGACTCAACATCAAATTTAGTTGGGGGTGTATGTAATTTTTATTTTAACACTAGGTACGAAAATATTGGGCCTAGATTGTTACACAACCAAATTGACCCAACCACTACAACTGCAGGAACTGCTCGTACTTACAAAGTTTATTTAAATTCAGAAGCTACTGCGGCTGGAAATTTATCAATTAATTGGTCTAATAATAATTCACAATCATCAATGACCTTGATGGAAATAGCAGTATAATGAAAACGGCACAGGAAGTTTCACCAGAACTACGAGTTGCTATAGAGCTAGAAGCACACGAAAAAGAATGTGCTGTACGTTATAAAGCAGTAGAAGATAAACTATCAGGTCTCGACAAAAGACTGTGGAGACTTGAAGCAATGATAATGGGATCAACGGTTATAGTCGTTGGACTAGCATCCTCTCTCTTAATGAAAATGTGAGGTTAAAATGATCGCGGAAACAATGGCAGGTATAGCACTAGTTAAAGGCGCGGTTGACGGTATCAAAAGCATGATCGGTACTGCCAATGATGTAAGCGAAATAGCTGGATATATAGATAAGTTGTTTGAGGGCGAAAAACAAGTACAACAACAAAGAAATAAAAAAGCTGGAGTAGATAACTTTGGGGGCATCGGAGGTATTGCATCTGAAGTTATAGATGCTAGACTGGCTAAAGAAAAACTTCAAGAAGTAGCTACATTAGTTGATATGCGATTTGGTCATGGAACATGGAGATCTATTCTTGATGAAAGAGCTAAAAGACTTAGAGAAGAAAAAGAAAGAATAGCAGCTTTTAAAAAAGCACAAAGAATAAAAGCACAAGAAAGAGAAGATTTAGTAAAACAAATATTAATTGCTGGTGGATGTGTTGCTGCTGTTATAGTAATAATAATTGCTATGGCGGTATCAATATCTCGTGCACCAGTAACTTAGAGGAGACTAAAATGTTTGAAGTATTAGTACTGGTTTGTTTGGCATCAAACCCTAACACATGTTTTGAGTTAGAAGACACAAGAGGGCCATATGAAACAAGAGAACAATGTGTAGCACGTTCAATAGAAATGCGTGAATTTATAGATGAAATGCCAGACCATATACCTCAAGCATATAAGTGTGTACACCATGATATAAAAACTCCAGGAGTAGCAACATGATATCTGCATTAATAGGCCCTGTTACAGGACTACTAGATAAGTTTATTCCTGACGCTGATGAAAAAGCAAGGATTGCCCATGAGCTTGCTACGATGGGAGAAAAACATGCCCAAGAACTAGCACTTGCTCAAATAGAAGTAAACAAAGCAGAGGCAGCTTCAGGCTCTATCTTTAAGGGCGGCTGGAGACCAGCAGTTGGTTGGGTATGTGCAAGTGCTTTTGCATATCATTTTGTTTTACAGCCCATCCTGCTCTTTGTAGTAGCCTTAACGGGCACTCAGCTACCTACCCTACCTGAATTTGATATGGGCACGTTGTTGCCCGTTCTAGGCGGCATGTTGGGGATTGGTGGACTCAGGACATATGAAAAACAAAAGAGGCTAACTAAATGAATATAGATAAACTAAGAGAAGAACTTAAGGCTGATGAGGGATGTAAGTATGAAATCTACTTGGATCATCTTGGCCTCCCTACACACGGTATTGGTCATCTTATTCTTGACAGCGATCCTGAGTATGGACAAGAAGTTGGCACACCAGTCTCGGAAGATAGAGTTAATGAGTGTTTCGCTAAAGATGTCGAAACGGTGTTATCGGAGTGCAAGAAGTTATATTCCAACTTCGAACTTTTGCCTGAAGAAGTCCAATTGATTATTGCTAATATGATGTTCAATATGGGTAGACCTCGGCTTAGTAAGTTTGTAGGCATGAGAGCAGCTGTAGACTCTGGTGATTGGCATAGGGCTGCAGTAGAAATGGTTGATAGTAAATGGTATCAACAAGTAACAAATCGTGCTGATCGGCTTGTACAAAGGATGAGAGCAGTTTAATAGTATATACCCCTTATAGGAAAAATCTATTCAAATAAGAGGTAATAATATTATGAGAAATGTAGAATACGCTGGGCCAGTCACATCTATTTCTGAAGAGATTGATGCAATGAAGTATCGTCAAGAAGGTGAGTCCTTTGATGATAAAGTAAAACGCATGGCAGGAGCACTTAATGATACTCCTGAACATCAATTAGAACTAGAAGACATCTTTGGGAATATGAGATTTCTACCAGCAGGTAGAGTCCAAAATGCTATGGGAAGTAGGCGTATTACTACAGCTTTTAATTGTTTTGTTAGTGGTATTATTGATGACAATATGAAGTCTATAATGAAACGTGCTGCAGAAGCTGCAGAGACTATGCGTAAAGGTGGTGGTATTGGGTATGATTTTAGTAGACTCAGACCAAGGGGCGATCATATTAACTCTCTCGACTCTCAGTCTTCTGGTCCTGTTTCTTTTATGGGGATCTTTGATGCAGTGTGCCAAACAATTGCTTCTAGCGGTCACAGGAGAGGAGCACAAATGGGTGTCCTTAGGGTTGACCATCCTGACATACTCGACTTTATTCGCGCTAAACGTAACAGTGATAAACTCACCGGATTTAATATTTCCGTTGGGGTTACAGATGCCTTTATGGAAGCTTTGGATAACGATACCGAGTACGATCTTATCTTTGATGGTGTTGTGCGTGGCACTTTATCAGCCCAAATGGTATGGGACGAGATAATGAACTCGACCTGGGATTGGGCAGAGCCTGGGGTTCTGTTTATTGACCGTATACAAGAGATGAATAACTTATGGTACTGTGAGACCATTGAAGCCACTAACCCATGTGGTGAGCAACCGTTGCCCCCGCAAGGTGCATGTTTGTTAGGTTCTTTTAATTTAGTAAAATATCTTGATGAAAGTGCTGGTAACTATACATTTAATTTTACACAGTTTAAGAAAGACATCCCACATGTAGTACGTGCAATGGATAACATTATTGATCGTACTATATACCCGCTTAAAGAACAGTCTGATGAGGCTAAAGATAAAAGGCGTATGGGACTAGGTGTTACTGCACTAGCTAACGCTGGTGAGCTTCTAGGATACCCTTATGCTTCTCCTGAGTTTCTTAACTGGACTGAAAAAGTCTTTGCTTGTTTAAGAGACAATTGTTATAAAGCATCTGCTTTGTTAGCAAAAGAAAAAGGTGCATTCCCTATGTATCGTCCAGAGTATTTAAAGTCTAACTTTGTACGTACATTACCTGCATCTGTTAAGAAGGAGATTAGAGAACATGGCATACGCAACAGCCACCTCACTAGTATTGCTCCTACTGGTACTATCAGCCTTGTGGCAGATAATGTCACTGGTGGCATAGAGCCTGTATTCAGCCATTACTATGATCGTACTATCCAGACATTTGAAGGACCCCGTGTTGAACGTGTAGAAGACTATGCGTACTCTAGAGGGGTAGAAGGGAGGACATCATCTGATATTTCAGTTCAAGATCATTTAGCAGTATTGCTGTTGTCTCAACACTATATTGACTCAGCATGTTCTAAAACTTGTAATGTGGGGGAAGATGTGTCATATGAGGATTTTAAACAAGTGTATGTTGATGCCTGGAAGGGCGGGGCGAAGGGATGCACTACGTTCAGGATCAGTGGAAAACGATTTGGTATCTTCAACGAAACCGTGGAAACGGAAGAGAAGGTATCTGGCACGAATGAGGAAATGGTTGAAGAAAAGGGAAAGGTTGAAGCTTGCTTCATCGACCCGCTTACAGGCCAGAAAGAGTGCGCTTAGTAATTAATTAACGGAGGAGTAACATGGCAGAAGAAACAATTTCTGTTACCGATATCGCATCTCAAGGGGTTATCATTGATACTCCTCCTGTTGCTTTAGCACCAAATGTATTTACAAATGTACGTAACGTTAGATTTAAAGATGGTGCGGTTCGTAAGATATCAGGAGAGCTATTACTTAATAATATTGTAGAAGATCTTGTACCAGCAAATGAGTTGTTTGGTCAGGTTAGATACTTTGCAGTTTGGGAAAACCCTAACAAAGCACCGCATGGTTGTTATTATGTTTGGGTAGTAGATTATGTTCGTGCTGGTATTACTGTGGGTCAAAAGGTTTACATACAAGATCACACAGGGACAAAGAAAGATATTACACCTGCTAGTATGACTGATGGGTTTGCTTTTACAACACATGGTTGGCAGCATACTTTATTTAGTGGTGGATTTTCTTTTATTATTAATAATGGGATTGATAAACCTCATTATATATTAGACGCTCCAGGAAATACTAATATAAATAATATTACTTTAGCAGAGCTTCCTGGATGGGATAGTTATAATGTACAACAAATAGTACATAGTGATACTTATTTAGCTGGTAATAGTACTGTATTCGATCTTGGTCA